ACGGTTCTTTAGCTACTGTTGACTTTTCTAGCGCTTCTGATACCATATCATCCGAGGTAGTAAGAAATTTACTTCCTCCTGACTGGTTCTTTGCCCTAGATAGTCTTCGAAGCCATTGTTACTATCTCAACGGAGAGCTTTATCCCTACGCCAAGTTTTCGGCTATGGGAAATGGCTTCACTTTTGAACTGGAATCATTGATCTTCGTTTCCGCTGCTCTCGCTTGCTGCGATAGCATCGGGGCTTCGATCTCTGATGTCTCAGTCTTTGGTGATGACATTATTCTCCCTGTTGAGGTTTTTGATCTGTACCGCGATTTTTGTAACTACCTCGGTTTCACGGTAAACCCTCGGAAAAGTTTCTTTTCCGGTCAGTTTCGTGAATCCTGCGGTTCTTACTATTTCAACGGTACCGACGTTAAGCCCATCTTCTTGAAAGAGGTCATCTCAAATGCGAAAAGCATTTATCGGTTGGCTAACAGTATCCGCTTACTTGCTCATCGCCGTAATTCTCATTACGGTTGTGATGTCAAGTTTCGGCCTGTTTGGAGTTACCTTGTACGCCGGCTTCCAAAAACACTTCGTGCTTTCGGACCGGCAACAGCAGGCGACTCCTGTCTCTCCGTCAACTTCGACGAAGGACGACCAAGACTAGCTCGATCTGGGTGGGAAGGTTATCTCCACCCAGGTTTTGTTAGTCAAGCTATCCGAGTTAAAGATGAGCAGCCAAGCTTACTGCTTGCTAAGCTGCGCTATCCATCGCGATCGGTAGAGTTTTCGGGCGTTGAGCCCATTTACACTACCCTAGCGGAGTCTTCTCATGATACTCTTCGTATCTTGAATAAGGCTGGGAGTCCGTCTGTGCGTCAAGGCATATTGCCTTTACTTACTGATGTATCCCTGGACGTCGCTGGAGTTTCACCTGGAAATCAGGTGTCCCTCCGATCTGTAACAAGAGTGGTTCTTAAAAAGAACCTCTTTGCCCCACGGTGGTACAACCTCGGAGCCTGGAGCTAATCGCCCCATTCACCTTCGTTGACCG